AAGAGAATGCACGAACTATTAGCACGGTCACTAATGTTGATAGAGTCAGTACTCTCCCATATTTTGGTCCGGGTAACACCAGAGACACTACTTTTGAAAGACCTGTTACATGGTGTAGACAAACTGAAGATAAGATTATCAATGGGCAAGAAGTTGGTAAAGATAGAGAAATCTATGAACCAGTTATCAATCCAGTTGCAAATATAATTAAACCAGTTGGTATTGGTTCTACTGTCATCTACGTTGATAGAATTAGACCACTATTTAATCTCAATAATGAGAATGCTGATTCTAACTTCAGAGCAAGTTTGACAAAAGAAATCACATTAGTCAATCCAGATGAAACTGTAGGTGCATCTGCTACCGCTATAGTTTCTACTGCTGGAACTATTACCTCTATCTCCCTTAGCACGGGTGGTGTTGGATATTCTACAATTCCAGATGTAAGTGTTGGTGTTGGAACGACTACTGCGACTGCTACAGCAACAATTAGTGGTGGAGTTGTTACAGGAATCACAATTACTAATGGAGGATCTGGATATACACAGACAAATCCACCATTAGTTCTGATTAGTCCTCCAGCAAAACAAACAGAAACCAATGAGGTTAAACCTACTGCATATGTAGGAGATTCTGGAATAATTGTTGGACTTGGAACAACCTCTGTTGGTGTTGGATCGACTGGAATGGTATTCCACCTTCATATTCCATATGATTCTGAAATGAGAAATAGTGATTTAGTTGGAACTGCTGTAACTCTAAGTAGTATTTCAGCAGGAGATTACTTTATTGTAAGAAATTCCAACTTAGGATCAGCAACAACAAGTATATCTGCTCTTGGAACAGATAATACTACTGTTGTTGGAGTTGGATCTGAGTTTATTGATAATGTATATGTTGTTAATTCGGTCGGAACAACTACTCAAACTATTTCTGGAATTACTACCAGCGTAGCTAAAGTAACTGTAAATACAAATATCAATCCAAGTGGTATATCTGGATTTACAACTGCTCCATTCTTCGGTGAATATTCTTGGGGTAAAATTACCGTAGATGCAAGAACTAAAGAGGTTTCTTATCCAGCACATACATTATCTGGAATTGGTACAAATGGATTGACTGGAATTTCTACTTCATCTAAGGTCTATAGAACCAAATATATTAGATTCAAAAAATTCGTATGATTTTTTGTAATAAATAAGTAAAAAAGTCCGTCAAAAATGGCTGCTATTATAACTGATCAAGTTAGAATATTAAACGCGAAAAATTTTGTCGCCGGAATTGCTAATGCAAGCAATTCCTATTATTCTTTTGTCGGACTTCCAAATCCGACAGATTATGAATCAACATGGAATGATAATCCCCCTTCACCAAAAGATAATTTTGATGAAGAGAATGGTTATTGGAATACCATGATCGCAATGAAGAGGATTAATTCTACCGATGTTAGGCAGGTTATCCCTAGAAGAGTTTGGTCTTCAGGTACTACTTACGATATGTACCGTCATGATTATAGTAGATCAAATACTGCTCCAGTTTCAGGATCTACTAATTTATATACCTCAAACTTTTACGTTTTAAATAGCGATTATAGAGTTTACATCTGTCTTCAGAATGGTACTAATCCAGAAAATACTCTTGGTAGACCATCATTAGACGAACCAACCTTTACTGACTTAGAACCAAAAGCAGCTGGAACCAGTGGTGATGGTTATATTTGGAAATATCTTTATACTATCAAACCAGCAGATATTACTAAATTTGATTCCACCGATTTTATGCCAGTCCCTACGGATTGGAGCACTAGTAATGATACATCATTAGTCAGAGACAATGCTGTAGATGGATCAATTAAAATTGTAAATATAACTAATCGTGGAGTTGGATTAGGAACAGCAAACCTCACTTATACCAGAGTTCCTATTAAAGGAGATGGAACTGGTGCAGAATGTACTGTTACAATTGATGGAGACTCTAAGGTTGATTCGGTCACCGTATCTGCACAAGGATCTGGATATACTTTTGGAACGGTTGATTTTGAGGCTGGTGGAGTTCCTACAGGAACCACAAGACCAGTTTTTGATGTCATAATTCCTCCACAAGGTGGTCATGGAGCAGATATCTATAGAGAACTGGGTGCATATAGCGTATTGATGTACTCAAGACTTGAAAGTGACAATGAAAATCCAGACTTTATTACAGGTAATCAGTTTGCAAGAATTGGTATTGTAGAAAATCCCCTTTCCCCTGCTGGAGGATCTGTTTTAACCGTAGATAAAGCAAGTGCTGTTACTGCTTTAAAATTGACTGGAGTTGGATATAGTGAAGCAACCTTCACCGCAGATTCCTTTGTTACCCAAACTGTTGGAACTGGTGTTACTGCTGTTGGTAGAGTTGTAAACTATGATCAAAATACTGGAGTTCTCAAACTCTGGCAGGATAGAAGTGTAGCAGGATTTACCAGTACAGGTATTGGAATTACTAATCCAACCTATGGATATCTTTTAGAGAATTTTACTGGAAGTCCTACAGGAACTGGAACCCTTACTATTACTCCAACCACAGGTCTGCAATTAAGTATTGACAGTGCATTTAGCGATAACAAAACGACGATAAATAATCGTACATATTATCTTGGAATGGATTTCACTACAGGTGTTGCATCCCCAGAGGTAAAACAGCATTCTGGAAATATTATATACGTAGATAATAGACCATCTATTACAAGATCGTCAAACCAAAAAGAAGACATAAAAGTTATCTTGCAGTTCTAAAGAATTATGCCACAGCAGACGAACCTCAACGTAGCACCATATTTTGACGATTTTGATGCGACGAACGACTATCACAAGGTGCTTTTTAAGCCTGGATATCCTGTCCAGGCAAGAGAATTAACGACGCTGCAGTCTATTCTGCAGAATCAGGTAGAAAAGTTTGGTCAACATTTTTTCAAAGAAGGTGCTAAAGTAATTCCAGGAAATACTGGTTACTCTAGACTTTATTATGCTCTCCAACTTGCAAATACTTTTCAGGGCGTTCCCGTTGAGGCATACGCAGATCAGTTAGTTGGAACAACTATTACAGGTCAAACTTCAGGTGTTACTGCCGTTGTTGACAGTATTCTTTCTGCTGAAGATTCTGAAAGAGGAAACTTAACTCTTTATATTGCATATCAAGGTTCATCTAAAACTGATAATACTACTCAAACATTTACTGATGGAGAATCTTTAACCTGTAATGTAGCATTATCATCTGGATTATTAGGAAATACAACTATTGCTGCAGGAACACCTTTTGCAAACGCTTTAGGATCCAACGCATCTTCTACAGGATCAGTATTTCAAATTGAAAATGGCGTATACTTTATTCGTGGATACTTTGTAAATGTAAGTAAAGAATCTTTAGTATTAGATCAGTACTCAAATACTCCAAGTTATAGAATTGGTCTCTTTGTTAATGAAGAGATTGTAAATGCAAATTCTGATGAATCCCTGAATGATAATTCTCAAGGATTTAATAATTATGGAGCTCCAGGTGCTGATAGACTTAAAATTTCTGCAAGTCTCTTCAAGAAACCGCTTGATGACTTTAATGATGACAATTTTATTATATTAGCAACTGTTATTGACGGTGTTCTTCAAACTCCTACCAGAAGAGGAAGTGCTAGAGCTGATGGTGGTGTATACTATGAGGATTTGACTGATGTTTTGGCTAGAAGAACTTATGATGAGAGTGGTCACTATATTGTAAAACCATTTAATATTTCACTTGTTAACTCTTTAAATAATAATGTTGGCAATCAAGGATTGTATGAAGAAGGGCAGTTCACTGCAGGTGGTTCTACTCCTACTGATGATTTAGCAGTTCTCAGAATATCTCCAGGTAAGGCATATGTTAAGGGATACGAAGTAGAAACCATTAGCCCAACTTTTATTGATGTACCGAAACCAAGAACGACTAGAACTATTGAAAATACGTTCTTCCCATATAATACTGGACCAACATTAAAATTAAACTCAGTTTATAGATCACCAACAGTTGGCGTTGGAAATACTTTTATTTTAAGTCTGAGAGATCAAAGAGTTGGAGTAAATTCTGAGGCAGCAGCAGGTAAAGAAATTGGACTTGCTAGAGTATTTGATTTTAGACTCGAATCTGGATCATATAATACATCGTTCCCTCAAGAAAATGAGTGGGGCATGTCGATGTATGATGTGCAACCATATACAGAGTTGACACTCAATCAACAAACTTCAGTATCAGTTCCCGCATATGTTAAGGGAAATAGTAGTGGTGCAACTGGATTTTTAAGAAGTCCAGTACAAGTTGGAACTGCCTTAACAGTGTACGACAAAAAAGGAAATTTCCTGAATAATGAAGTCCTTGTTATTACCAGTGGAATTTCTACGCAGTCAGAATCAATTAATAGAACTGTTACTAACATTAAACAGTATGGAATATCTGATGTAAAATCGGTATATTCAAATTCTGGAACTGCTGCAGGAACAAATGGAAATGATGCAGCGACTGGCATTAATACATTTAGTGCAAACGTAGTACAGACATCCTCTAAAATTATTGGAGTTTCGTCAATTACTGCTGTCAATGCAACTAATGGTATTAGCACTATTACTAGTGCCAATAAAGATTTTATAGGAAGTCTAAAAATTAATAGTTTGCTACAATATTCAGATACAGCAGTTTCTAATGATCCTATCATGGCTAGGGTTACTGGTATTACCGCTGCTTCTGGAAAAGTTACCGTAGTTGGTGTAACAACTATAAGTGGAACTGTTAATGGAGCACTTCCTACCTCCAATTTTACAACATCTGATCTTGAGGTTGTTACAACTCAGTTAGATCAATCTTCTGATAGTACTTTTTATACAGAATTGCCAAATGAAAATATTGCCACCGTTAATTTAACAGATGCAAAGTTACATATCAGAAAAACATTTAACGTAAACATTGAAGGTAATCAATTAAGTGCTACGAGTCTTATTGCTGTAAGATTGCCCGAAGGAGAGACTTATCTTTCGTATAACGATGAAAGATATTCCTTAATTAGATCGGATGGAACTACAGAACCCCTTACTTCGGATAAATTTACGTTCTCAGCAGATCTTAGAGAACTTCAAATTAGAGGATTGGGTACAAATAATGAAGGTGCTCAATTAGTTACTACTGTAGAAAAGTCCAACGTAAAAGCAAAGAAAAAAGTTAACAATAGAGTTAGATCTATTGTCGTTGATAAATCGACAAATCCATCGTCTGGAATTGGATCAACGTCTACAAATGATGGATTGACTTATGGTAATTATCCATTTGGAACCAGAGTTCAAGATGAAATTATTTCATTGAATGTTCCAGATATTATTGATATTCATGGGATATATGAAACATCTGACGTGAATTTGACGGATGCCAGTTTTGGATCTCCAGAAATGACACTCACTCAGATGAATGGACCCAGTGCTACAACTGGTGATATGATTGTTGGCGAGTTCATGGTTGGTCAAACAAGTGGTGCGGTTGCAGTATTTGGAGAAATTAAAGACACCTCTACTATAAGATATCTTCCCAAGAATAATTTTAAATTTGTTGAGGGAGAAACTGTAATATTCCAAGAGTCTTCTATTACAGGTGGAGTTAGCTCTTTAAATACTACCTCATTTAATATCTCATCAAACTACACTTTCTCAAGTGGGCAGAAAAATACATTATACAATCATGGTTTTATAGAGAGAACTGCTGATTCTAGTGCTCCAAGCAATAAAATAAAAATTTATTATAAGAGTGCTTCTTTTGATTCTTCTGATAGTGGAGATATTGTAACTGTAGAATCATATAATGACTTTGACTATTCTACAGAAGTTAAAGCAATTAATGGAATACTTAATACCGATTTGATTGATTTGCGTCCAAGAGTTAGTGACTATACTGTCACCGAATCTACAAGATCTCCTCTGGAGTTTCTTGGAAGATCATTTAACGGAGCAGGAAATTCTGTTCCTAATATATTGGCATCTAATGAAACAATATTCTTAGATTATGCATACTATCAAGGAAGAGTTGATAGATTGTATTTGCATAAGGATGGAAAGTTCCAGATGAAGTTTGGAACTCCATCTGATAATCCAAGAAGAGCGAAACCAGAATCTCCAGACAATGCTATTGAAATTGCTGAGATAGAGTATCCACCATATCTCCACAACGTAGAACAGTCTTCTGTCAAATTCCTGAAGTACAAGAGATATCAGATGAAGGATATCAAAAAACTTGAGGATAGAATTAGAAATTTAGAGTATTATACTCAACTTTCTTTATTAGAAACTGCTACTGCAAATCAGTTTATTGCTGATGGTAATGGTCTCAATAGATTTAAATCTGGATTCTTTGTAGATAATTTTACTACTTTTGCAACTCAAGATTTTAGACGTGGTAGGAAGAATAGTATTGACCAAGCAAATAATATTCTTAGACCAAAACATAGTACCAATTCATTTAACCTAACAACTGGTCCAGTTGTTGATGTTGATCCAACAGCAGATAAGAGAAATTCTCCTATTGATGGAACTAATGTTAGAAAACAAAATGATATTCTAAGTCTTGATTTTTCAGAACTTGAGTATATTACACAAACTCTTGCAACTAGAACTGAAAGTGTAACTCCTTTCTTGATTAGTTTCTGGCAAGGAACTGTTATATTGACGCCTTCTTCCGATAACTGGGTTACCCAAAATAGGATAGAAGCAAGAACCATCGACACAATTGGTAACTATGCTCAGGTCATGTCTGATGCGGAAGAAAGATTTGGTGTTGATCCAGAAACTGGATTTGCTCCAGAGGTTTGGAATTCTTGGGAAACAAATTGGTCAGGCACATTTTCAGAAAATGCTACTACTCGCCAGAGCACTGAAACATCTACACGTACATTCGGTCGTGGTGGATGGATTAATGGTGGTGTTGGTGGACCTGCTGCTCGGGTTCGACAAACTACCACATCAACAATTGAGCAAGACGTAATAGAAACGGTCGAAAGTGGAGTTAAAGAAAGAACTGGTACTCAATATCATGTGGTTGAAACATTTGATGAAATTTCTGTTGGGGACAAAGTTCTTAGCACCGAAATTATTTCGACTGTAAGATCGAGAAATGTTGAGTTCTATGCAGCAAACTTAAAACCAAGTACTAGAATCTATGCTTTCTTTGATGGAAAGGATGTTACTAAGTACTGCGTTCCTAAGATCATTGAGATCAGCATGAAATCTGGAGTATTCCAGGTTGGTGAGACAGTTCAAGGTAGAATGCTTACCAAAGGTCTTGGTGAAGAAGGGAAGGATACTGATCCTAGAATCAACTTTAGAGTTGCTCAGTCTAATCATAGAAGAGGTGACTACGATTCTCCAACAGAAGTTTATCCTGACAATCCTTATGTTGATGGAGGAACAATCCCTGAGGTATATTCGTCTACTTCAACAATTCTGAACGTAGATACATATTCTCTTGCAGATCAACCACAAGGCGATTTCTTCGGACACATTCAAACGGGAATGGTTTTAGTTGGAGAAACAAGTGGAGCAGAAGCAGAAGTAACTAATTTGAGATTAATTACAGACAGATCTTCTGCACTGTTGGGAAGTTTATTCATTCCAGATCCTGATAATGGAGATAATCCTAACTTTAGAACGGGAACCAATGTCTTTACTTTGACTAATGATCCCGATAATGATCAGGATGCAGCTACAACAGTTGGTGAAGAAGCATATCCAACTTCAGGTACTATTGAGACTGTTCAAGATCAAATCCTTTCTATTAGAAATGCAAAGATTGAGCAGAAGAAACTGTTTGAGGATGAACTTGTTAATAGAACTGTTGATACCGAAGTTGTAGCAACCAGAAATCTTGGACCAGCAAATGTAAGTGAGTCTATTGTTGGTTGGTATGATCCTCTGGCACAATCCTTCTTGGTTGATGCACAAACAGACCCTGAGGGTGTATTCATAACGAAGTGTGATGTCTTCTTCCGTACTAAGGATGATGGCGATACCCCAGTTAGAATGCAGATCAGAACTATGGAAAACGGTTTCCCAACCGCCAAATACTTTGATCTATCAGAAGTTCTTATCTATCCAGAAGATGTTAATACTTCTACTGATGGTTCTGTAGCAACTACCTTTGAGTTTGCTGCTCCTGTATATCTTGAGGGTGGCAAAGAATATGCTATCTGTCTGATCTCAAACTCAACTAAGTATAGTGTTTACATCTCCAGAGTTGGTGAAAATGATATCTTAACTGATACGTATATCTCTAACCAACCAACACTTGGTTCACTGTTTAAATCACAGAACGCATCTACTTGGGAAGCAAGTCAATGGGAAGATCTTAAGTTTACTCTTTATAGAGCAGACTTTGTAGAGTCTGGATCTGTTGATCTTTATAGTCCCGAACTCTCTGAAGGCAATAAGCAAATTGCAACTCTCAGACCAAATCCACTGAATATTTCTTCAAATCAAATTCGTGTTGGACTTGGAACAACTGTTGCTGATTCTAGATACACTCTTGGAAATACTTTCTTCCAAGGAACCTCGAATAAGAGAACTGCTCAAGGAGACTTGGTAGGTGTTGCAGCTAGTGCAACAGGAACTCTAGCAATAACCAATCCTGGTGTTGGATATACTCCTGCAGATGGATCTCAAACGTTTACTGGAGTTAATCTCATATCTATTTCTGGATCAGGATCTGGTGCAACTGCTGATATTAGTGTTACTGATGGAGTAGCTGTCGCAGCAACAATCACTGGTGCCGGTGGTAATGGGTATCAGTCTGGTGATGTTGTCACTATCGGTGCTATTGGTGCAGCAAGTGTCGGAAGAAATGCTAGATTTACAATTTCTGGTATTGGTCTCACATCTCAACTTTTACTTAATAATGTTCAGGGTGAGTTTATTACTGGAGCTGCTGGAACTATTCGTTTCTTTGACAACGATGGTGCTGAAAGAGAACTGAATAGTGATCATGGTGGAGATGTAACAATTCCATCTGCAGGAATAACAACTATTTCTGATGGTCTGCATATTAAAGTCAACCATGTCAATCATGGTATGAACTTCGATGATAACCTTGTAAGAATCTCTGGTATTCTTCCAGATGTTAAACCAACTAAGTTGACTGCAGAATATTCTAGGTCTTCAACAGATCCTCTCCAGGTATCTGACGCAACTGCATTCTCTACCTTTGAGGGAGTCGGTGTTGGTGTAACTAATACTGGACTCTTATTAATCGGAGAAGAAATTATTGAGTATACCTCTACTACATCAACATCTATTGGTGGCAATCTCTCTAGAGGAGCAAATCCAAAGACATATCCAATAGACACTCCAGTTTACAAATATGAACTTGGTGGTGTAAATCTTGCTAGAATTAATAAAACTCATGACCTGAGTGATGTAACCGTAGCAAATCCAATAACACTAGATTCTTATCATATTAAACTTAATATGTCTGAAAAGTTTGGAACTATTGGAATCAATGATAATGCAGATAGATCTGTAGGAACTGCTTTCCCCAAATTATTCGTTAATGCATCCAGATCTACTGGTGGTAATAACGTAAAGGCTACTAAGAATATTCCTTTTGAGATCATCAAACCTTCCATTCATAATGTTACCGTAGAGGGAACTACAATTTCTGCTCAAATAAGAACTGTCACAACGCAAAGTATTAGTGGAAATGAAATTCCTTACGTAAATGCTGGTTTTGAAGATGTCATTCTGAACACTAACAACTATCTTGATAGCACTAGAGCAATCTTCTCTAAGGTTAACGAAGATCGTAAGTTAGATTCTATTGAGGGTAATAAGTCTTTACAAATGAGACTTTTCTTAGGAACAACTAATAGCAAGTTAAGTCCTCAGATTGAACTTCAAAGATGTAGTCTTTATGCTGTATCTAACAGAGTTAACTCTGAAGTTACTGATTATGCGAACGATCCTAGAGTGAATACCGTACAGGATGATCCTAGCGCATGTCAGTATCTCTCCAAAGAGATAACCCTTACAAATCCTGCAACTTCTCTGAAGATTATTACTGATGCACACATTCCAACAGAGTGTGATATTAGAGCATTCTATGCAATCTCTTCTGAACCTGGACTTGCTCCAATCTTTACACCATTCCCAGGATATCTGAATCTGAACACAAGGGGTCAAGTAATTGACGAGGCAAATAATGATGGTAGAAGTGATACTCTTGTAGCAACTTCTTCTAAGAGAGGATTCAGTGTTGCTGAAACTGATTTCATTGAACGTGAATTCAGCGTTGACAATCTGCCTTCCTTCAGATCTTATAGAATTAAGATTGTTATGACATCCACTAACCAGGTACTAGTACCTCAAATGAGAAACCTTAGAGTGATTGCTCTCGCATAATATGGAAATCTACACCGAAAAAGGTCATAAGGATCTCGCAAGAGATCCTGAGACTAACAATATAATTAACGTTAATAAAGTATCTTACGATCAATACATTGCTAGCCGCAATGCTAAGAATGAAAAGAATCAAAAGGTACAGACAATGGAAGAAGATCTTGCTAATGTCAAGAGTGAACTTAATGAAATTAAGTCGTTACTAAAGGAGTTGATCAATGGACCCAAATGATATTGAGATAAAAGGTTTGGAAAAATCTTTTGCATATCAGAAGATTGCATCTGAGATAGATAGTTGTAATGATCGTGAAATGCTAAAGAATATTGCAAAGTCTTTTGCAAAATTATATTATAAACAGCAAGAAACAATAGCAATCATAGGATAACTAGATGGCATCTAATACAATTACCTTCGATCCAGACTCTGGAGTTCCTTATGGTGCAAATCTGACCATTTATGGTGGAACAGATTTTGCTCAAACGTTTAATGTCAGGGATACTTCAAACTCTGCTTTTAATCTTACAAATTACTCTGGATCGGGGAAGTTATCTAAATCCATTGGTATTGGAGCATCAACTGGTAGTGGCAACTATACTACCTTTTCGGTTGGTATAACAAGTGCATTAGGTGGTAAACTAAAGATTTCTTTGTCAGATACTCAAACCAAAACTTTGGATCAGGGTAGATACATGTATGACGTTTTGGTCACTATTGGATCATCAACGTATCCTTTAGTGAATGGAAACGTTTATGTATATAATACCGTTACACAAAGATCCTAAATACACATAGGAAACTGGTGAATAAATGGCGCAACCAGCAAGTAGATCAGAATTAATTGCGTACTGTAAGAGGCAGCTAGGTGCTCCTGTATTGGAGATTAACGTTGCCGATGAGCAGATTGATGACTTGGTTGATGATGCCCTCCAGTTGTTCCAGGAGCGCGACTATGACGGCACAACCAATACCTTCTTAAAGTATAAGATTACTCAAGATGATATTGATAGGGGAAGAGGTAGAGGGGGAAGTAATCCCAAAGGTATTGTAACTACAACTGCAAGTTCCACGATTGATGGACAGTCTGTATCATTTTCATTTGAGGAGAACAGCAATTACTTGCAAGTTCCCCCAGAAGTTTTAGGTGTAACGAAAATATATCACTTTGATGGTTCTAATACAACCACCAACAATATGTTTAGTATTAAGTATCAGTTGTTTTTAAATGATATTTACTACTTTGGATCAACAGAAATTTTGACTTATGCAATGACGAAGAGATATCTTGAGGATATTGACTTTGCATTGACAACACAGAAGCAGATTAGATTTAATATAAGACAAGATAGACTTTACTTGGACATTGACTGGGCAAGTGTCAGTGTAGATGATTACTTAGTTATTGATTGCTATAGACTACTCAATCCCAATGATTTTCCAAGAGTCTATAACGATAGTTTCCTAAAGCGTTATTTGACAGCACTTATTAAAAGACAGTGGGGGCAAAATCTGATTAAGTTCCAAGGAGTCAAACTTCCAGGTGGAATCGAACTTAATGGAAGGCAGATATATGACGATGCAGAAAAAGAACTAGATAAGATCAGAGAGGTAATGTCGAACACTTACGAACTTCCACCTCTTGATATGATAGGCTGATGTTAAATCCGTTTTTTACTCAAGGCACTTCTTCTGAACAAAATCTTGTTCAGGATCTGATCAACGAACAGTTGAGGATGTATGGTGTTGACATATACTATATCCCAAGAAAGTATATTTCGGAAAAGACTGTTATTAGAGAAGTTGTCAAATCCAAGTTTGATGAAGCTCTGCCATTAGAGGCATACGTAGATAATTATGATGCATATTCTGGTGCAGGAGATGTATTATCTAAGTTTGGCATTGAGTCAAAAGATGAAGTAAGACTTATTATATCAAGAGAAAGATATGAAAACTATATCACACCGTTGATTGAGGACAAATCAAATATAAAACTTTCCACTAGACCTAAGGGTGGAGACTTAATTTGGTTTCCTTTAGATGATCGACTTTATGAAATTAAAGATATTGAGTACGCAAAACCATATTATCAATTACAAGGTCTTTATGTATATGAACTGTATTGCGAACTCTTCCAGTATGGAGATGAAGTCATCGATACTGGAATCGATGAGATTGATAATGAATTACTAGGTGGCGAAACATCTGCAGAAATGGGTCCAGATGGCATTATTACCACTCAGGGAGTCACTCAATTCCTCTACGTTGTTGGAAATGCAGTTAGTGCATCTGCAGTTTCTGGAATTGTAACGGGAGGCATAAGAAAGTTTACTATCACTAATAGAGGTGGTGGATATGGAATGATTCCAACCATTGGTATATCTTCTGCACCATCAGGAGGAATAACAGCAGTTGGTATTGCATCAATGATTGGTGGAATAAATGTTTGCAATCTTAACGCAAACCCAAGACTTCAATCTGTTCAGAGAATTGATATTACAAACGCTGGATCTGGGTATACAACTCCACCATCAGTAACCTTCAGTACAACTGATGGTACGGGAACTGGTGCTGCTGCAACTGCGACTCTTAGTGAAATTGGTGGTGTTGGTACAGTAACGCTATCTAATGCTGGCGGAGGATTTTTTGAAGCGCCAACGGTAACATTCTCAAATCCAAAGCATGTTGGAGCAGCAGCAACAGCAACTTTAGATTTCCCAGTAGTTGGTGGAGGCGTAAGTGTAACTTCTGCCACTGTTAGTGTTGGTGCATCTGCATACTTGTTCCCTGGTGGAACAACTGGTGGTGTATTCTATAAGGAAGCACCAGCAGTTACTTTCTCCTTACCAACAGGAACTGGAAACGAGGCACAAGCAACAGCAACTCTTGATGATATCAATGTAACTGGAGGAACAGTAGCAACACTTGGATTGACCACTGGAGGTAAATTCTACAGCAGTGTTCCATCAGTTACGATTAGTCATCCAGGAACAAGTTTTGCTTCTGCAACCATAGGAATTGCTGGATCGTCCGTAAATCCAGGTTCTATCGCATTTAGCACTACAGGTAGAGCTTATACAACTGCTCCAACAGTTGCTATATCAACTTCATCTGGTCAAGATGCTCCTACTCAAGTTGCTGTTGGTATTGCAACAATTCACCCAATCACAGGTATAGTTACTGCCGTATCCTTCAGTATTTCAGATGCTTGGGCAACAGGAACGGGAGCAACAGTTGGAGCAGGATATACCGTTGCACCTGTATTGTCCTTTAGCGGAAGTCCATCTCCAGTACAAGCAACTGCAACGGTCACAGTATCTGTTGCAGGAACAGTAAGCTCCATTAGTATTGGAAATAGTGGATTTGGTTACAATTCTGTACCAACTGTTACTATTGGTGCTCCTGGAGGAGCAAATGAAGCGTTTAGAGCACTTGGTATCGCAACAATTAGATTTAATTCTGTTCAGACTCAAGGAACAGTTGGTATAGGATCTACAACTATTACAGGTATTACCACAACAAATATTCTTGTTGGAGATAGAGTAAGACTTGGTGTTGGATATAGTGATCTGTACAACTTTATACCAACAGATACATTTGTCACATCTATTGGATCAAGCACTGTTTCTATAAATCAAGCTCCAACGAATGTAGGAATTGCAACATCAGTATTTGAGTTTGGTATTGATAAGTGTGGTATTGTTACTGGCATTGCAGTCACCTTTGGTGGTGGTGGATACTTAACACCTCCTGTGGTTTCCATATCCAATACTGTGGGTGATAAGAACTACGTTGATCAAGTTGTTGGTGTGGCAAGTGCTACAGCACTATCCTTTATTAATAGTGGAGGAACGATTACTAGTATCAAAGTCACCGATAGTGGAAATAAATACATACTTCCACCAGATATCACTATTTCCGAACCAGGTTCGACTTCTGTTGGAGACTTTGAATTTAATGAAGTTGTTGTTGGAAATACAAGTGGAGCGACAGCAAGAGTAAGGCAATGGTATTCTAACACTGCTGTACTTGAAATCGCTTCCGTTGAGGGCACATTCTCACCAGGAGAGACTATTCGTGGATTAACTTCAGGTGCATTCAGTACTCTGAGACACGCTGATAAACCAGTTGTTAGTGAGGAATATGCAGATAATTATGACATAGAGAATGAAGCAGATGCTATTCTGGACTTCACTGAACAGAACCCATTTGGAATGCCCTAAATAATTTTATTGCTGATCAGTAAACTAAGTTAATCATGTTTGAATACTTTTACAACGAGATTCTGAGGAGAACCATTATTGGTTTTGGAACTCTATTTAATTCAATGGAGATCCGTCAAGATGATTCTGTTGTAAGAGTTCCTCTGGCATATGGTCCTACTCAAAAGTTTTTAGCTAGAATTGAGCAGTCACCAGATCTCAATAAACCTATGGCAATTAGTTTGCCAAGGATGTCTTTTGAGTTCACTGGATTAACGTATGATCCAAGCAGAAAAGTAACCACAACACAGACATTTACTGCAAAGGATAAGGATAATGGAAGTGAGACAAGAAAGTCTTACATGCCAGTTCCATATAATATGCAATTTGAGTTATCCATTTTTTG